CGCATAACGATACTCCTTATTTAGATTGATTGATAAATTTATTAATTATTGATACAGCAAGATCTCTGTATTCTGATCCATAATGCTGTACCACTTTTTCAATTACTTGATCATTAGTAAGATCTTGTAACTGCTCTTGTATAAAGTTCTCCACAGCTTTTTCTTTCTGTGGAAAACGACACTCATAATTCCAAGGGAATATGAATTCTTTGTATTTCTGTGACAATGGCATCTCCTCTAGTTATTGTCGTTGTTGTTCAAATGAACAAGCAGAGACACGAAATAAATCGTGCCTCAATTTGTGCATTTGATTAAGCAAGTAAAGCCTCAACAGTATCGTCTACAACTTTCTGCTCTTTCTCAGCATCATCAATTGCTTTCCTACCTTTGTCAGCAATCTCAAATCTGTTCTTTAGTCTGACCTCGAACTCTTTAAGTTCTTCTGCTGTCATAATTAAACCATCTCTTTGCTTACCGGTCTTAGTCTTCAGACCTACTAGCTTATCAATGATTGTATCCAATGGAGATTTAACATCCTCTCCTTTGTTGTGATTAATCAAACTAGCTTGGGATTTGATATCCAACTTAGCAAACAGATCCAAGATGTAGGTCTTGGTAAGATTGCTTGATGGTAGGTCATGCTTGTTTGTAAAAAGTACACAATGTCTTTTAAACAAGTCAGCTTGACCTTTTGTCATATCGCAACGTGTTTGAAACGTGGTTAATAATTCATTGGTCGCATCCTCTGAAATATTACCGGTCTTAGTTCTAGGTATTGAATTGATTGGTATCATTGCAGTTGCGAATTGATCCAATCTAATAGCACTCATAGTAGCAGAGTTCTGCTTGTTAGATCCTTTTAAAAGGTTGTGCTGTTGCTCTTGTTTAGCTAATTGCTTAACGACATCGTCAGCAATGATTGTAGTAGTTTTCTGCATAATGGTTCTCCTCTTGCAGTTGGTTAATTGATTTGAATTGTTACAACCTCTATTTGGAAACTCGTAAGAAACTACTAGCCCATATCGCTATCCTCATCAGATTGAATTGTGGGGGCTGTATCACTCTTGCCTTTCTAGTACTTACAACTTACATTCTTTCAGTTGCTTTCCTTAATGCCTAGTTTCCCATGTAGGTCAGAAAGGGATGTTTGCTTTACAGTTCAAACGAGTTGCCAAACAGAGGCTGTATCTTCAATTATTAATATAAAGACTAATTCATATAATACAAGTACAAAGTTTACATTATTTACTATTATTTACTATTATTTACCAAAATACTCTGTAACTAAAGGTGGACAACAAAAACGCTGAAACTTACTTTTAGGTAGCAATACAGCCTAAACTGCTTACATGTGCTGTATGGCCTTTAAATCGACAGCAATCAATATTTCACGAAATGAGACTACAAATAAAGATAATAAAGTGTTATCATTGGTAAAGGTCGCAGGTCTAAGGAATATGATATTAAAACTTTACGTAAACTTTTGAGGATAAAAATATGTCAGATAAAAAAGATAATAAACCTAAATTAAAATTGGTAAGTGATAATGACGGCAGTAAAAGTAAGGCCAAAAAATCTAAAGTTATTGGGTCAGAATTGACAGCAAAACAAATGGGATTTTGTAGGGATATTGTATTCAATGATATGACGTATATTGATGCATATCGTAACAACTATAATGTATCTGAAAAAACTAAAGGTAATTCTTTAAGAGCAATGGCATCTAAGCTAAGAGCAGACATTAACATAACCTTAACTATAAATAAGCTATTAGAGCATAAGCAGACGTTACACAGCATGGACAGCGTCAAAAGGAGTGATGTGATCTTACAGAAGATCGAAAAAATGGCTGATGATGTAAATGTGACTGATGCTGTCCGGCTGAAAGGTTTAGAATTACTTGGAAAGCATCATGGATTATTTACTGACGTTTTAAAGGTGGATGATAAACGTGATAGGTCTTCAGTAGAAATAGAGAATGAATTACTGAACAAGCTAAACAGTATAATTTCTAAATAAAAAGTTACGTAAACTTTTACAGCTAGTTACGATAAGTTCTTTACAGCTAGGAACGATAAGTTCTTTTAACTTGGTCGGTCTAAACTTTTTTTTGTTAGTCGCTAACCCCACCCACTCCCTACCCACCCCGACACACAGCCGTGGCTACACACACACGTACATGATTTTGCACATAAAAATACTAAAATTTAACAAAGGGGTACCCTTTTTAAAAAGTAATAGAGGTAAATATAGGTAAAATAATGACAACTTTAAAAAAAAATGCCTGTATGATTCTTTTTTTATTGAAATTTATTGAAAAATAGTATAAATAAAATTTATTGTTTTAATATTTATAAATATCCTAAAGAAGTTTATTAATATCCTATAGAAGTTTATAAATATTATATTTATAAATATTGTAAAGGAACAATTATTTGTCAGACAATATTGTAACCTTAAGTGATTACAGAAAATCTCCTAAAATAATAGAAGAATTTGAGTTAGAAGATGCTCTGGTAATTGGATGGACCACTGATGAAAGTGGTGATAGGGTATTGCATGTCTCATCTTCAGTTGAAACAGAGGATAGTTTATGGATGATTGAGTTGGCAAAAAAGATTGTAGAGAGCAGGCCTCCTGAAGTGTGGAGCAATAATGAATGATCTGTCTAATATCTTAAAAGATAATCTAGATAAGATTAGTGAGCTTCCACCAGAGAAGCAAAAAGAGATTCTGGCACTAGTAGAAGAATACGAATCCGTAAAAGAAAGAGAAGACGCAAGAGATAATTTTTTATCTTTTGTTAAACTTATGTGGCCGTCTTTTATTCATGGCAAGCACCATGAGATAATGGCAGAGGCATTTGAGAAAGTAGCCCGGGGTGATTTGAAAAGACTGATCATCAATATGCCACCCCGTCATACCAAGTCAGAATTTGCAAGCTATTTATTTCCAGCATGGTTTTTGGGAAAGTATCCGGAAAAGAAAGTTATACAGACCGCACACACTGCAGAGCTATCTGTTGGTTTTGGCAGAAAAGTTCGTAACTTAATACAGAACGAAGACTTCCAAAATGTATTTCCGGGCATAGAGTTATCTACAGACAGTAAAGCGGCAGGTAGATGGAACACAAACAAGCGTGGTGACTACTTTGCTATAGGTGTTGGTGGAGCAGTTACGGGTAAGGGTGCTGATATTTTGATAATTGATGACCCCCACTCTGAGCAGGAAGCCACAATGGGAGATTACAACCCAGAAGTTTATAACAAAGTTTACGAATGGTATACATCAGGTCCTAGACAGAGACTACAACCGGGTGGAGCTATCATACTTGTGATGACCAGATGGTCAAAAAGAGACTTGACAGGGCAGATAATTAATAAATCTATCGAAAGAGAGGGTTCTAATGACTGGGAAGTTATACAACTGCCTGCAATACTGCCATCAAACAAGACTTTATGGCCAGAATTTTGGAAAAGATCAGAGTTAGACGCTCTTAGAGCTGAATTACCAGTGGCAAAATGGAACGCACAGTACCAACAGGACCCAACATCCGAAGAAGGAGCGCTAATTAAGCGTGAATGGTGGCAAGAATGGGAAAAAGATGACCTTCCACCATGTGAATCCATCATACAATCATGGGATACAGCGTTTTTAAAGACACAAAGGGCAGATTATAGCGCCTGCACCACTTGGGGCATCTTTTATTTGCCTGATGATGACGGTGCAGACAGGCCAAATCTCATATTACTCGATGCATTTAAAGAAAAACTAGAATTTCCTGATTTAAAACGTGCAGCATACGAAAAATACTGGGAATACGAGCCAGATCAAATGATTATTGAGGCAAAAGCAGCAGGTTCACCTTTAATTTTTGAGCTTAGAGCGATGGGAATACCAGTTACGGAGTTTACACCGAGCCGTGGACAGGATAAGATAGCAAGAGTTAACAGTGTAACAGACTTGTTTGCTAGTGGTGTTATTTGGTGTCCACCCACTAGGTGGGCCGATGAAGTGATAGAGGAATGTGCATCATTTCCTACAGGAGATCACGATGACTTGGTTGACTCCACTACACAGGCACTGTTAAGATTCAGACAGGGTGGTTGGATAAGGACCGCAATGGATGATTGGGATGATGAGCCTAAATACAGAAGACCTGTGGAGTATTATTAATGGATATGGTGCATATAATTGATGGCTTAATGGGTATTATTGTTTTAGGTGGAGGATGGTTCTTGGGAACACAATCAAGAGAAATTAAAAGAATTGATATCTTATTAAATAAAACTAGAGAAGATTACGCAAAGCGTGACGATGTCACTGTTGCGATAAACAGACTTGAAGAAAAGATTGATAGAATTTTAGAAAGAATGAAATAGGAGATTATCATGGCTATAGAAAAGGTTATGACACCAGCTACTACATTTAAAGAAATGGCAGAACCTGATGTTAGCATAGAAGTTGAGAATCCTGATTCTGTATCTATAGAAACAGAAGATGGTGGCATGATAATAGATTTCACAGGAGAACAAGTAGAAGAAATTATGTCAGGTGGCTTTGATGCAAACTTGGCAGATCAAATAGATGAAGCCGATCTACAGTCTATGGCAAGTGAATTAATATCCAGTTTTAATTCAGACAGACAATCAAGAAGTGAATGGGCAAAAAGTTATGTGAAAGGCTTAGATCTTCTTGGCATGAAGATAGAAGAGAGACAGCAGCCGTGGGCAGGATCATCCGGTGTGTTTCATCCTATACTTACAGAATCAATAGTCAGATTTCAAGCACAGGCTATGGGAGAGATATTCCCTGCATCTGGCCCTGTTAGAACAAAGATAGTTGGAAAGATGTCTGTTGAGAAAACAGAGCAGGCTGCACGTGTAGAAAATGAAATGAACTACCTGCTAACAGAAGAGATGACAGAATATCGTGATGAGACAGAGCAAATGCTTTTTAAGCTACCTCTCGCAGGTTCTGCTTTTAAAAAAGTTTATTATGATCCTATCATGGAAAGGCCATGTGCAATGTTTGTGCCTGCAGAGGACTTTGTTGTTTCTTATGGTGCATCTGATTTAATGACATGTGAGAGATACACTCACGTAATGAAAAAATCAGCAAATGATATAGCTAAATTACAAAACAATGGTTTTTATAGGGACATAGAATTACCTGACCCTGAGCCAGATATGTCAGACATACAAGAAAAGTATGACGAGTTAGACGGAGAATCAGCAACAATAGAAGATGATGACAGACACACACTTCTTGAAATGCATGTTGATATGGAAATGCCAGAGCCGTTCAACGATGAAGACGGAATAG